CCCCCACTTGCCCCATTCCCAAAAAATCGCGCCCCCCAAAAAGGAACGTGTAAAGTTACCTGACCACCACCCAAGCACATGCCTCTTGACAGCAGCGTACATACGGCATAATCTGCGCTCATGGATAACCACCCACTCAATCACACCAAGTGGTCAGACCGACTGGCCTTCGACGTGGCTCTCACACTGGAGGGCAGCGGCGAGTCTTTGCAGGAAGTCATCACCCGGCACAACATCAATGCCAACGACATCCTCAAGTTCAACGCCGACCCGGTGTTCCTCAAGAAGGTGGAGCACTACCGCACCGAGGTGAGGGAGAAGGGTATGACCTTCAAGCTCAAGGCGCGTGCGCAGGCCGAGGAGTTGCTCACCACCAGTTGGTTGCTCATCCACAGCGCTGATGTGTCACCCGCAGTCAAGGCCGACCTGATCAAGTCCACGGTGAAGTGGGCCGGGCTGGAGCCCAAGGATGCAGGGCCGGGAGATGTAGGCGGTGGCGGTGTGAAGATCACGATCAACTTGGGGCCGGATGCACGCGACATGCGCACCATCGAAGCGTCCACAACCGAGATAGAAGATGCCACTACCATCGAGCATTCAGGCTTTATTTAACGAGACGTTCGACGGGATGCAGGCAGCGAAGTTCAAGACCGCCAGTGAGGCGGCAAACTTGGAGACCAACTTGAAGTGGTTGAGTCGGTCGTACCGCACGAAGATTGTCACAACAAAAAAGCACGGACGTGAGTTCGTGGTGATGCTACTGGAGCAGTATGGCGCTTGATATTTCGTACACCCCACCGCCCACGGGCAAGAAGTTCATGGCGTCCAACGCCAAGATGCGCACCCTGATGGGGCCGGTCGGTTCGGGCAAGTCAGTGACCTGCTCGTTCGAGGTCATCCGCAGAGCGTCCATGCAAGCGCCCGATGCTACGGGCAAGCGCAGGTCACGGGCAGCGGTTGTGCGGGAAACCGTGCGGCAGTTACAGGACACGACCATCAAGACGTTCCTCGACTGGTTCCCGCCGGGGCAGTGTGGGCAGTACATGCGCACCACCAAGACCTACCTGTTCAGCGTTGGCGATGTGGAGTGCGAGATTATGTTTCGGGCGTTGGATGACGCTGACGACGTCGCCAACTTGAACTCGTTGGAGTTGACCTTCGCGTGGTTCAACGAGTGCCGCGACATCCACCCGGATATTGTGGACGCCATGTCCAAACGGATTGGGCGGTTCCCCTCGGCCAAGGACGGCGGGCCGACATGGCATGGGATGTGGGCGGATACCAACCCGCCGACGATGGACACGTGGTGGTACTACCAGATGGAGGGGCTGGACATCAAGGACGGTGTGTCGCCCAACAACAACGGATGGGACGTGTTCAAGCAGCCGTCGGGGCGCAGTCCTTACGCTGAGAACATCGAGAACCTGCCGGACGGGTACTACGATACACAGGGCCGCAGCGAGGAATACGTGCGGGTTTACATCGACGGAGAGTATGGGCTGTCGTCGGCGGGTATGCCGGTGTACAAATACTTCCGGCCCGACTACCACATGGCGAAGGGGCCGCTGCGTTCCATCATCAACGGGGTTCGGCCCATCGTCGTGGGGATGGACTTGGGGCTTACACCTGCGGCGGTCATCGGCCAGCAAGACCCACGCGGACGGGCACTGGTGCTCGACGAGTGCGTCAGTTTCGACATGGGGGCCCAGCGGTTCATCCGCACCATGCTCAAGCCGCTGCTCTACGAGCGGTTTCCCGGCGCACCCGTGCTCATCGTCGTTGACCCGGCAGGTGTGCAGCGGGCGCAGACCGACGAGCGCTCGGCAGTGGACATCATCCGGGCTGAGGGTATGCGGGTTATCCCTGCCAAGACCAACAGCGTCTCGGCGCGGGTCAACGCGGTGGACGAGTACCTCATGCGGCAAGTGGACGGTGACCCCGGCTTCCTGCTCGACCCGAGATGCACCCAGCTTAAAGCCGCCATGATGGGTGGGTACCGCTACAAGCCCAAGGGCGACGGGGACATCGACAAAAACAAACACTCGCACGTAGCCGAGGCGCTCCAGTACCTGATGCTGCACATCGCCAGCGCGGGGGAAGGTGGGCACATGCCCATGCGCCGAGAAATAAAGCGTGCGGCAAGCGCAGGATGGACATGAAGCGCTATACTGGACGGGAGTTGTCACCTCCGTCCCATTAAGGGTTAACCCTCAGAGCGATCTGGGGGTTTCTTTTTAGTTGCTCGTGTGTATACTTCGTGGTAGAACACCGATATGTAGGTAAGGAACGACCATGAAAATGCCGAAATCGAAAGCTGGTAAGTCGTACGAAATCTTTTCGACGAACCCGAAAATGGATACCTCCGGTATGGCTGGTAAGCCCAAGCCATTTGAGGTGTACGCATACACGCCACCACCTATGGACATCGAGGACATGATGGAAGCGCGTGAGATGAAGACCAACAAAAAACCGGAAGCGGAGTCCTGATGGCCGGTCTGACATTCCTGCGGGTTGTCAACAACACTGACCTTGCAAAGCAAGAGCAGGAAGTCTCTGACCGCGCTTTACAAGAGCGCCAGAACCAGCCCATCATCCTCGGCCTTGCCTCCTACCTGCGTGAGTGCTGGGATGCAGCCCAGATGGCCAAGCGGCCCATCGAGCAGGAGATGCTCCAAGCGCTGCGTCAGCGCAACGGCCAGTACGAGGCCGACAAGCTCAAGCAGATTCAGGGTCAGGGCGGCTCTGAGTTGTACATGATGATCACCGAAGTCAAGTGCCGTGCGGCTGAGTCGTGGTTGCGCGACATCCTGCTGGACAACGGCTCGCCCCCTTGGGACTTGACTACTACCCCCATCCCTGACCTGTCACCTGCCCAGACGCGGGATGTGCAGGAGCTTTTTGCCGAGCGCGTGTTGAAGATGGTCGGTGAAATCGGCCAAGCTCCCACCCGTGAGGAGATGAGCGAGATGCGCGAGATGGTCTCGCAGGACTACCGCTTCAAGGTACTGCACGATGCACAGATGCGGGCCGACAGGATGAAGCTGAAGATTCAAGACCAGTTCGCACAAGGCGGCTGGGAGAGTTCGTTCAACGACTTCATCACCGATCTGGTCACGCACCCTGCTGCGTTCGTCAAAGGCCCGATTGTCCGCCGTCAGCGCACGCTGGGCTGGAAGACTGACGCCACTGGCCGCACCGTGGTCGAGCCCATTGAGCGCCTTGGCCCCGAGTACGAGCGCGTTGACCCGTTCCGTATCTACCCCGAGCCGGGCATCAGCACGATCAACGAAGGCTACCTGTTCGAGCATCACCGCATGTCCCGCATGACGCTGGCCGACATGATCGGTTTGCCGGGCTACGACGACGATGCCATCCGCAAAGTGCTGGAAATCGGCAACGGTTTGTCGTGGATTGGTGAGGATGTGGAGTTGCAAAAGGACGAGGAGGAGCGCAAGTTCTACTCGTACATGCGGCCAACTACCGAGTTCGACGCGCTTGAATTCTGGGGCAAAGTCAGCGGCAAGATGCTCATCGAGTGGGGTCTGTCGGAGGAAGATGTGCCCGATTCGGCCCGTGAGTACGACGCCAACGTGTGGCTGGTCGGCAACTACGTCATCAAGGCGGTGCTGAACTATGACCCCCTCGGCGAGAAACCGTACGCCAAAACCTCGTTTATCAAGTGTCCGGGCGCATTCTGGGGCAAGGGTATTCCCAAGATCATTGAAGACCTGCAAGGCGTGTGTAACGCTGCCGCAAGGGCATTGGTGAACAACATGGGCATCTCCTCTGGCCCGCAGGTTGAGGTCAACCTTGAGCGCATCCCGCCAAACGAGGACATCACCCAGTTGACCCCGTGGAAAATCTGGCAGGTTACCAACGACCCCGTTGGCTCCAGTGCTCCGGCCATCCGGTTCACGCAGCCTGATTCACGTGCCAACGAGTTGATGGCTGTCTACGAGAAGTTCAGCCGTCTGGCCGATGACCACTCCGGTATCCCTGCGTACGTCTACGGCGACCTGAATGTTCAGGGTGCTGGCCGCACATCGTCTGGCCTGTCCATGCTCATGGGCGCGGCAGGCAAGGGTATCCGGCAAGTCGTGATGCACATCGACACCGATGTGGTCAAACCAATTGTCCTTCGTCAGTTCGTGTACAACATGCGCTACGACGAGGATGAGTCCATCAAGGGCGACGTTGAAGTTTCAGCGAAGGGCGCGATCAATCTCGCCGTCAAGGAAACTGTCAACATTCGCCGCATCGAGTTCCTCAACGCAACCGCCAACCCCATTGATCTTGAGATTCTTGGGAAGGAAGGACGAGCCACCATCCTA